GTAAGGGTATCAGTGGTTGCTTTACCCACCAGTGTATCTGTTGCATTGGGTAATGATACTGTTCTGTCTGCGGTTGGGTCTATGACACTCAGTACAGTTTCGTAAGTGTCATCAGTTGCACCCTCAAAAATAACTGTGGCATCTTCCAACAAATTTACTGAGGTGCTTGCTGATACCGTTGTGCCGGTAATAGCAGCCGCTGTAGTTCCACCAATTATTGCGCCATCAATGGTTCCTGCATTTACATCTACTGAGTTAGAGGTTTCAGGATCAATTGCTAAGGTAATCCAGGCGTCATTAGCCTGATTACGAATCTTTAGCAAGTTGGCTGTAGTGTCAAGCCATACCAATCCTGTAGACTCTGCGGCAGTACCTGTTATAGCAGGAGCCGTAGCCTTTGATATAATAACCTGAACTGCTTGGTTTGGGCCTACATTAGTATCAGCAGTAGAGTCCGTTCCCACTGGGAAGGTCTTCTGCAAAATTTTCTTGATGAAACGAAGAACGTCGTCACCCTGACTAACTGGGTCAGTTGCAACAGGATTTAATCGATCAAAATCGTAAATATAATTTCCACTGTCTAATGCCATTAGTAGTACCCACCTGTGTTCATGACCCTCAACTCAGTACCGGAGTGAGAATCTTTATCATCTTGTAGTTGAATGTCTGATATGGCTTTCTCAAATGCGGCAAGCCACAAAGGTACTCTTTGATCATTCATCAGGAATGGTTCAGCCTCTAATAGTGATCCGTATAAGTAGAGGTCTGGATTATTTGTAAGCATATCGTTAGTAGTTGCGGAGTCAGTTAATGCCGCAACCTTTGCATAATAGTCAATCTCTAAATTATATATGGAGGCTGGAACCGGGCCAAATAGAAAATAACCGGCCCTCATAGTATACACTTCTGGCCTGCCTGTTGCGGTGCCTGCATATAATCTTGCCAAGAGTTCAGGAGACACATACTGAACGGCGTCAATAGGTCTTGCCTTGTCTGAAATAGTACCGGCTGTAAATGTAGAGTATATTTGTACAGCAGTATTACCAGAAGTATGTTCTTGAGCGGTCGTTCCATTAACAGCCCTTGTCAAACCTGTTAGGGTATTAGTGGATATTCCGGTATAGTCCATTTGCTCTAAGCCTATCATAACTGTACCACTACTACTAAATCCACTGGCAAGAATTCCACCCGATGGAGTGGCATCATCCAAAACTGCTGTATCCTGTGAATCTGTCATGTCTGAGGCTAAATTATCTGTAGCCAACGCAGTCTTGGTAAACTTAATAGTTCGTAACTGAAGGTAATCAGAGGGTAGGGGGTATCTTTTCGTTCCTCCAACCAAAGATATTAACTTTACAGATTCCATAAGCCGTATCCGAAGCGCACGGTTAATCCGTGCCTCCGCCAAGTCTATGAACTCAGTTATCCTATTGGTTAGATCATCTCTGTCTAACCAATTAGCCACCGCAGTCTGTAAAGTGGCGTAGGTATTTATTGCCACATTAGTTTCCTAATTCAGTAACATAAACCGTTGAAGCACCAACGCCCGTTATTGCGGCTAATTTATGACCAGAGGCAGCAGTAATGCCTGCCGGTGGAACATAAAATGTATAAGGCCAATCTGCCGTAATAAACATAGACGCAGTAGTTGCTGTGGGTGTAGCGGAATCAAATGCTATAAAACAATCAGCAGTTGCTGTCACCATTATAGAACTGGTTCCATCAGCAAACGCAGCAGTTCTTGTAGTGCCCGTACTAACGCCTGCTGTTAGCGTATGAGTTGTGAGGGGTAGTAATCCAGCCATTGTCTGTCCTCTATATATTTGTTGGAGATGTTTTCAGCAACTTCCAATTAGGATCATTGAGTTTTGCTGCTAATATCTTTGGATCATCTAAAATCTCTCCGTTGGTTTCCTTTATCCACTGATCCATAACAGTGGCAGGAATAGAAGCGACTTTATGAAAGTCACCCCTTTTACCAACAGAAAGTTTATCACCATAGTCATTGAACCTACGCTTATTCGCATCAACAATATCTTGTGCGTCCTGCCTAGTTTCTATAGTGAATGTGCCGTCAGGCTCATCATGGAAAACCTGATACCTGTCCGGCGTTACATCAAATAGTGTGCCTTGTTTTCTAGCCACTTGGGTATATCCTCTTTCCGCCAACCCCAGAACTTAATTTAGTTTCAAGTTCTGTAGCCGAAGTATTACCCCTGCTATTCTTTTGGGGTTTTTCTTGTTTGGCTTTTGTTTTAATTTTGCTATAAGTATTTAATTCAATTTTTTTCATAAGGTGTAGGGGGGCTTTCACCCCCCCATCCTATACTTCTTACGAAGCGGTTAAGTCGTAAATGCAACCACTTGCAGTCTGGTTCTTTGACAGTAAACCGTATTCAACAATCAACTCTTGTTTCTTGCTGTCTCCGGTTCTGGCAATTTCCAGAGTCTGGAATGGTCGTAAGTATGATACTGCCCAGAAATCAAAATCTAGGAACCAGCCATCACGTTCACGCTGGAATCTGTTTGGAATAACTTTGAAATTACCAAAGTCACTCACATACACATCCCATGCTTCAACAACGTGCGCCTGCTTCTTTTCGTTAGCCGCAGTACGTAACGGCGATACTCCAGCATCAGCCTTAGTTAATTGGGAAATAGCCTCTTTATTAAAAGGCCCAACCATGATCGTGTCGGCATCACTACCGGCTACAAACAATTTTTGAATCAATTGTCTGATCAAAGTAAGGCTGATAATACGTGGGGTTCCCGCATCGATAGTTATATCATTGCCGTCACCGTCACAGGCTGCGCCTGCTGGTGAACCACCACCATGTAGGGTATTTCCAGCAACCCAAGCACCCATAGCGCCAGTCTTTCTGGTATCACCAGTCGGCTGACCACCGGTACCCGGAGTCGTGTTATTACCTACAACGGCTGCGACATTTCGTGTCAACATATATTCCATGTCACGCTTTAACTCTTTGGCGGCCTTAGCCATTCTATAGGCTTGCGTAGACTTTCTCCCTGCAAAATCGACTGCCAGCGCAGTTCCAGATGACTGGATCGCTTTGGCCGAAATTTGCATATAGTTACCTACTCTAGTTGGCTCAACCTTTGTGGCTGACACAAGGTCATCACCTTCAAGTTGAAAGTTATTAGCTGCTGATGCCAATACATCCGTTTCCCACTCAAAGTATGTGCCGGAAGCGGATGACCGACCAATCCCATTCATAAATGGAGTGTCAGTCGGTGAGATATTGTAGATAACATTGGAGAGGTCTTCACGAACACCTACAGCACCATAAGTCGTGCGTGTTCCTGCTGGTACTGCCATAATTATATCCTCATGTTATAAGTTTATAAAATCTTCCATCAAAAGAGCAGCGTCATCGACTCTGCCAGTTTGTTGTAGACGTTTCATTTTAGCATCACGTTTAGACTTGGAGTCTGTACCCCTGCCTTTACCTTTACCAGACCTGATCACTTTAGGTTTGTTCTTTAATTTCTTTGACTTAACGTCAGCCTTTTCCAAAGCATCATACTTTGCGGCTTTCATTAAGACAAGAACAGACCGGTGATCAATGAGAGAATTCAATTCTTCCTCTGAAAACCCCTGCTTTAAAGCATAGGACTTTACATCAGTAGCAAGTTCTTTTTGCTTATCTGGATCGCCCCATTCAGGTAAGGCTTCTACCATCTTAGACCTTTCTACCTGTACGGCTTCTTGTTGCACTTTCTGTGCTTCTGCATTCTGCTGTTGCATTGCCATCTGGCGTTGCTGGTTCAGAGCCTGCATTTTTTCTTTGCCATCCCGATAATCTTCTTTCAGTTTTACATATTCAATCGGGTCTTCCTCTTTAAGCGTATCCCAATTTATCTTGTCATACTCTTTAAGATTGTTCGATGAATTCTGTAAAATCTGGTTTAATTGGTTTACATAATGCTGACGCTCTTGCTGCATCTGGGTTAATGCGGAGTTATAGGTGGATTTTGCTTCCTCTATTTCCTTTCGCCCTTCGGACAGTTCCTGCGTCTTTTTGGTATAATCTGACTGGCGTGAATACCCCTTCAGAAGTTCGTCAAAGGTTACCTCAATCTCTTCGCCATCAACTTTGACAGCGTATAGGTCGGGTTCTTCTCCCTCTTCTTCGTCAGACTCTTCGGATTCCTCTTCGTCATCTTCTTCAACTTCTTCAGACTCCTCAGATTCTTCCTCAGATTCCTCTTCCAATGATTCGTCTTGAGTTTCCTCAGTAGACTCTTCCTCTTCCGTAGGTGGTGCTTCCTCTTCCTTTAGAATTTCCCCATCGGGGTTCATTAGGGAGAGTAATGCTTCATGTGCCTCTGCTACACTTCCTTGATCCGGCATTTGCGGCAATGTTGCCGGGTGCGGGGCTTCTTGCTTATCCGCCATAATTTATTCCTCTTAGATGAATGGGTGTTGCTTTTCCAGGACTTTATTCATATGTCCAGTTTCAACTATGGAGTTAATATGCCCATAAAGCCTGTCAAGCAGTCTCATCGCAAGCCAGATTGATTCTCTGGCCTCCAACTCTGTAGAACCGCTATTACTCCAGCGATTCAATAAATCTTCTCTTAGTACATCAAATGCTTCCTTAAACAGTGGATTTTCTAGTAAACCCTTTGCTCTTCGTTCCCTTTCTTCGTCGATCATGTGGCTCCTATTGCTACTGCCCTGTTTTGCTCACGCTCCAACTGTAACTCCTCTGCTTTCAACTTAGAATCTACCTGTAACTTAGCATACTCCTGTTGGATTTTCTGAGCCTTGATTTGTACTTCAGCAGCCTTAATCTCTAATTCCTTCTGCTTAACCTGCATTTCCATCTGTGCTGTCTGTTCTTCCATTGACGGCTCCCCTTCCTCCTGCTGAGGAATATTAGCCGGGTTAGTAAGGAAATCATCTACATTCTGAAATCCCATAGCCTTGACTAACGAAGCGCCAAGATTGTACATATTCTGTACTGTGACAATCGGTAGACCACCCTTCATGGCTTCGCCTGCAAAATTAAGCATAGCAGACAGGTGCGTCAGTTGCTGGTCTTTGTTTCCCTGTCCTAAAGCAACAGATACAGTACAATCATATTTATCTTTCCATACGTCAGGACGTACAGGAATCCACTCATTACGGAGCATCACCATGCGCTCCTTGTCCTGATTCTTATACAGGAGTTCGTAGATTTTTATCATCAGTTCCTTAACACCAGTCTCTGCAAAGTTTCTGGCAATGAGTTCAACCCTGCTTTGTGCTGCT